CGAAACCACCATCCACGAGGGCAGCGATGGTGGTTTCGCTCTTGATACGGGCCTGCTCGTTCACCGCGCTACGGATTATCGCGCCGGGGTCCTTCTGGTAGAACGGGCGGTGCGCCTCTATCAGCGAGAGTTCGTACCGCTTGTCGGCCACCGTGAACTCGATTTGCCCGCTCGCGCTGCCGATACTCGGCTTCTTCGTAATCGGCCCCTCGTACTCCAGGCTGCCGTTCTTCTCGATGCGGGCGTCCTGCGAGTAGTCGATGCTTCGGTTCGCGTCCGTGTTCGCGGCTATTACGCGGGCGGTGCCGAG